GTTGCGTTATCAGTCAATGGATCAAATAACGTTTGATTGACCCAGCCACCGTCAGTGGGGTCAAGAATTTCATTGGTGAACACCAGGGTACGGCCGTTCAATGATGTTATGCCGTCGATGCCGCCGTATTGTTCTATGAATAGGTCCAGGCGTATTCCGTTGATCTGATCAAATTTTAAATTTGTGACCAAGTCAACTGGTCCAAGATAATTTAGATCATAGTAAAACTGTTGTGCATTTTTCAGTGGCACATTAAAAGTTACTGTGCCTGAGCTGGTTCCGTTATTGGTTACACCTAGTACATCTCTACTGCTGATATTTGGCGAATAAGGCAGGCGACCAGACACACCAGGTTCGGCTTGAATCCAGAAATTGTTTGGGGACTGATTTACATTAAAAGAGTAGTTTCCGCCACGGACCAATGTAAGCAAAGGATCTTTGCCACTTACTCCACTGAAACTGTAATAGTCTGTGTTTCGTGTGACATCAAAAATATCAGTCAGTGGATATTCTGATGAGAATATGTCTACTGAATTAGGCCCGCCAGGCAACCAGTAGTACTGACTGTAATTTATAAACTTGTCAAAATTAACAAACGGATCCCATGTGTAATAATCACTGGTGTACAATCTGTCACTGTTGTTGGTGATGGCACCTTGCAATCCCAGTGCATCTGTAATGCCAGGATAAGTAATGACGTCTTTTATTTCTGTAGTGTCTGGCTTGATACTGACCACGCCAGGTTCAAGTTGATAGTTTGTTCTGACTGCGTTAGGTTCTAACACATAGTAATCGTTAGGATTTACACCTGGACCAACGCGGCGGCCCACAAATCCTTGTGTCTTTTTAAACGTTGGTTCTTGAACCAACTGATCCAATGTTGCATTTAAAAATTGCTTGTTAGCAGTGGTTTGAAATATTTCTGGTAAAAAATCAACTGTGCGTGTGTTGGCCATTAAATCACTCCACTACCGGGGGCAGTACGAATATTGGTACTGGTCAATGCTGTGATCACTTCCACACTGCTGACTCCGGCTGCATTAACAAATATTTCACTAGGTGTACTGCGTATTTCATACAGGTCACCAAAGCTCTTTAATGGATCTAGTGGAACCAGTACAACAGAGCTCACAATGCCGCCCATGTTTGAGTGAATGTATGCTGCCAACTCAGAGAAATAAAATGTATCACCAAAGTCCCATTTGTCTATAGTAAAGTAATTGTCCAAATTTGCTACCACAAGATTTTTAATTTCACTTTCGCTGGCTGTGGAGTTTGCAGCACGAATAACTTTGATAGTGGCTCGAAGTTCGGCCGCAGCCTTGGGCCCAAACAATGGTTTGAATATCACGCTGTTGACCACAATGTTGTCACTGATCATTTTGTAATCATTAAGTCCTTGATACGCTGTGCTAAGTTCATTGATGGTGGGCAGTGGTGGATAGGGCACTGTGTCTGTGGTGTCACGCACCCAGTTTTGATATGCAGTATAATAACTTTGAGTGACCACATAAAGGTCAATGATGTTGGTTGTACCTGGATCAATTCTGCTGGTCAGCGGAGCATTGTGTCGATACTGATAGTATATGCTCTGACGTCCAACTCTGGCAATCCAATCTGTTGTGACGTCAGTTAAGGTTCTTACACCTGACGTGGTTACTGCCAACAGATAAAACGCACCTGTGGTGCCAGCAGCTGGTCCCACATAGTTAATTTGGTTGTATGCATAAAATACTTGTCCAGGTAAAAACTCTGATTTGTATGCTTCAATGTCATCCAGTGTGGCAAAATCTGAGTTTACACGTTCAGGTTCTACCAGTAGGTATCGTTGCAGATTATCAAAGTCCACAGTTTTCTCAAAGAACACCAACTTGGTTGAAGAATTCACATCGGGTGCCACAATTTCATTAAAGAAATCTGGATCGTCTGCAACACCATCAGAGTCAGTATCCTGGTAACTTACTACCACTTGGAAATCATCCACAAAACCGTCGCTGGCCACAGGCTGCCCAATGATGCTCAAGGTAATGTCGCCAGGCAATGGTACGTTGCTGTCTGGCAGAGAATTGGTTTTTAGAACTTTTACAAAATCACTAATCACTGTGCCAGTGCGACTGTCGTAGATGCGTTGATTTGTTTCAAAGAAAAATCTAGTTTGTAATACGCTACCAAACGAATATACCAACGCTCTACTGGTCACTGTGTACTTGGTGCCATCTGTGATAAATTTAATCAACCATGATTCGTCAGCGCCGGTGCCTGACTGATCTTGAGCATCAGCTAAACTAAAATCATTTGTGGTGGTGTTTAAGTTGGTTGATGTGATCAAGTACCAGGTGGCAGTTTCGTTGTCGTACCCCAATCCAAAGTTACGATACAGAATAATTTGGTCAGCAATACTGTTTTCCAAGCTAGGTGTTAAATCAGTTACCAACACAGGAATTACTTCGGTAGGAATTGCTCCTGTGGGGATAAAATTGTTTAAGACCACTGGGCCTGCCCCATTGCTGAAATTACCAATACCTTGATTGGTACCATCAAGATAAATGGCGCTAGGGCTTGCCCATACTGTTAGTTTTTCGTCAGCTCGAGTTGGCTCACCCAATTGCAATCGATTGTTAGAATCAAAATAATAACCAGCTGGTGCTGCAAATTTTATCAATGAACTCACTTGAATGTACTTGGCATTGCTACTGCTGTAACTGCCTATTGGAACAGGAGTATTAGATGAGTTCTTGAAGTATCCAGAAGTTTCATTGGCCAATGTAGTGCTTTGATTCCAAGTTAAATTCAGCGGTGTAAGACTTGGGCGTGGAAAATTAGCATAGTAAAATTGTATAAAACTATTTTGCACCAACAATGGCTCTACACTGTTGGCCAGTATGCTGGCAATATCATTGCGATTTACCCAGGTAAAGAAGAATGTGGGCAGTTGATTGTCTTCCCAAAGCGCACCATCACTACCAAAGCTGTTGGTAGACGAATACTTGCCTGTGTTGTCCACCAGGTCAAGATAGCGACTGGTTCCAATAGATGCACGATTCAATGCTTTGGATTTGATAATTGAATTGTACAGGGTAAAAGGAAAATTGTTGTAATCTTCGCCGTTGACCATGCGATTCTGTGTGTAGTACCGGGCTGGCGCACGTTGTTTGATTTCGTCTAGTGTTTCTCTAGGCTGCGCATTGCTTACTGGTGTGGTAATGCCACAAGTGAATGTTAAAGTTTCCAACTGTCCAGTGCGGCTGATGTAGCTGATGGGAATCACTACATTTTGCATCTCTTCTGGATTGATGATGTATGCCAATCCGTTGCTGGCTCGAACATAGCAACGAAACAAGCCCACTGGAATTGTACTGAATACACCGTCACCAAATGTCAATGTAATCTGATCATTGGATCTACTGGTTACTGAAAATAACTTTCTTTGATCAGGTGCAAGTTGTTCTGTTGCGGCAGCAAACACACTTTCCACAAACTTCCATTCAAACTGCACATCTCCCACAGTGTCCAATTGATACAACCAACGATCTTGATTGTTAACGCCTTCAATGTTGATTGGTACAGTACGGTTGGACACTCGCTCGCCAAGATTGAAGTCTTGAGTTTGTAACACACCTTGTTTGAAGTAGAAAAAGTATCCAGTATCAGCTGCTGAAAATCCCAGCTGGTCGTTACGGAACAGCAAGTTAAAAATGCCATTGGCCAATGGGCTGGGCTCGTAAACATAATCTTCGCCTACTGAAGTGGAACTCACAGCTTCAAAAGGCATGTTTACTCCGTCTACTACAGCAGTGTATGGAATCACTGGCAAGAATCCAGGCACTAGATTAATGCTGTATTCAGCAGTGTCAACCCCCAGAATAGTCTGGCGATTGCCTGGTTTTCCCACCCGCTGAGTGTTTACCAAGGCAGCATTGATAATTGCTGTGAACTGCTCTTGCCAGTTAAAGTTAGTGGGATCATTCCAATTTACAGTGACATTGCTGAGATTAATACCGTTAAAATCAAACACATTTTCTGTGGTTTGAATGCTGAATACTTTGAGATAGCCTTGAGCTGCTTGGTTGCGCTTGGGGGTATAGCTCACAAGATTTGCCAATTTTACCACTGAGTCTCTGCGCTCTGCGGTATCTAGATAGTTTTCTCTTGTGTTTAAATCGTTGCGGAAGGACAGCGCCTGTCCCATGAACGCCATTACATCCATTAATGCAATGAATTCTGAGCTTTCAATGTAGTCATTGAAGCTTTCAGGATAGTATTGACGTATGTAATCTACAAAACTTTTCCGCAGAGTCTCAAAGTCGTAGCTTTGAAAGTCAGCTTCGCGATAAGTTTGGTAGATGCGCTTCCAATCTTCAACGCCAAATATTACTGTTTGTCTTGTGGTGCGTGCCATGATAATCCGTTTGATTTATTTATGGAAAAAATAAACGGCTTAGTTATACAAAACTGGCTCGTCGTTGTTCTTGATCAAAAAAGATACTTAGTCGTTCAACGTCAGTGCTGGGCACAATCTGAAGTTCCAATTCAATCAATATACCATTTTCTTGAGGATACGCATTTGCGCTGTAGATAGAGATTCTAGGATCGCCGCCGGCCACACGCTGAACTTCGGCTAAGATTGCTCGTTCGGTAGTGGTGTCTTGAGATTCAAACACATAATCATAGATTATTGTGCCATAGCCCGGGCGTCCAGGCAACTGTCCTTGACGAATTCCAAATGCATTCAGCAGATCACGTTTAACCAATTCAAAATCAGTTAGTGTGAACTTTTTGTATCTGTCAATGGTACTGAATCCAATAAATGTGCTCATGCTTTATTTAGTGCTCTGAAAGTGCAAATCCAAGGTTAGGCAGATTACGTAGATATTTTATAGTGGCAAGAACAAAATCAAGAATACGATTGCTTCTTTTTTTGATGTGAGTGTATTCAGTCAGATATTTTTCACGAAGATCGTAAGGAGATGCAGACTCCAACTCATAATAAGGTTTAAGTGCGGATGAATAGGCATTATCATAAAGTGTATTCAATTCTTTTAATTTTTGTTTGATTTGATCTGGCGGGTCATCGGCCTGTACCTGACTGCTGACAACTTTGGCCAAGCTCTCAAGTTTATCAAGCTCTGCTTTGCTGGCAGCAATAGCAGCGTTCAACTTTTCTTCCGCAGTGGCTTGTTTGGCTGGCTCGGGCAGCAACGGCAATCCACGATTGGCACGTTCTTCGTTCACACGAGCCAACACCAATTCATCTGTGCCAGTGTATGTTAAATCTTCATCTTTTGTGTTGGAATAAAAACTGCCAGGATTGATTGTTGGTATCTTAGAATTGCCCACGATGCTGGCAACACCGGCATTAATTGTGGCGCGATCTACTGTTTTGGCAAAGCCTTTGGCTTTTTGTATGCCAGCTTGTAATGGATTACCGCCGCCTGCTAACTCAGCGTTTGCATCGGCAAATGACTGAGAGAAGTCAGCTTGTTTTGCAGTTTCGTTCAGTTGATTGACTAGGTTGCCAGGTGCCTGACCTTTTGCCCACTCTACAGTGGGACCGGTTCCAAATTTAGTAGCATTTTGCAATAACGGTCCTAGTTTTTCAGCGCCTTCGGTGCCATCTATAGCACCCAACTGTTTGAGTTGACTTAAATTTGAATCCATTAGACCTTGTTGTACCTTGCCTTGCAGTTTGACATCTCCTAGTACCTTGGCAAGACTAATGGCCCCACCTACACCAGTCCATACTGCGGGGCTTTGCAAAATGCTAGTCAGTTGTGCGGGATTTTGTGCAATTTGTTCAGCAACACCAGGCTTTATCAAGCCTGACAACTGCAATTGATTGGCATCCAATCCAAACTTACCTAGCCCTTTTTCATTGGTTATCACGTCATACGCTTGACCAACTGCGGCGCCAGCTTGGCTTACTAGTCCTTGTATTTGTGTGGGATTCAATGTGCCAATGCCAACTTGGCTTACTTCTTGGCCCACAAAATCAGCTGCTCCAATGGGATTGTTGATTGCCACACCTCTGAGATCGGGCAGTGATCCAGTGATAGATTGTAGGTTGGGTTTTAACTGTGATATTGCTGTGCCCAACCCAGCGGCTGCTTGTGTAGCAGCACTGAGAGAATCACCGGCTTTGAGTCCAGCTAGGCTGCCAGTATTGAGTTGTTTTTCAAAAATAGCTTTGGCCTGGTCAAATGTTCCGGTTGGTGGTCCTTTGACTTCTATTTGTTGTCCATCTGGAGTGGTGAATTTAAAGATGCTCATGACTTTGCCTGTAGTTCCCATCCACTTGGTACTGGCTCAGCAGTTGGCGGTGGCGGTGGCGGGCCTTCACTAAATGCTACTTTTACGTCTACACCTTCATTATGGTAACTGTAAGGCTCATGAGTGGGTGCTCGAGTCACAATGCTTTCTAATGCATCAGTGTCTGTTTGCCATCCAGTGCTATAGTCAAATGTAACATCATCCATAATGCGCTTTGGAAACAACTTGGGTACCTTTACTGTGCCAGCTGATCCTCCGTTGAGATCAATCCTGCCGGCTGTCAATGCCAGCCCACTGCCTGCACCCCACCCACCAGAGGCACTTTTTAGTGTGAGACTGCCGTCAGCACGTATGCCCAATTCGTTAGAACTGTACATGGTAAGTGATTTTTCTGCGGCCAAATTCATAGAAGCAACAGCACCAATGTTGACGTCAACATTGCTTTTCATATTGATATTTCTTCCAGCAAACATGTTGATGTCTCTGTCAGCGTGAAAATTAATATCACCTTGTGTGCGAACATTTACTGAATTTGTTGCATAGATATCCACAGTTCCTTCGCTGCCCAGCTCTATCCACGTTTGTCCATTGGCATGTGCAATGTATATAAAATTGTTAGAGTCATTCATCATGATCTGATGACCCTTGGCAGTTCTCAATCGGAACAATGCATCGCCGCCGTCAAGGTTGCCATCGTCCATCACAAATGTATGACCACCTTGACGTCCAACTACTTTGACATCTTGTGGGTTTACTGTGCCTTCACTCAGCTGTTGTCTGATAGTGGCAGGATCTAATCCACCGGCATATATTGGCTTGCCAGGTGTGGATATTCCATAAACTGTGCTTGGACTTTCTCTTTGTGCGGTTGAACCAATTGGGCCACGTTCAATATCTTTGTCCAGTCCTTGTTGGAAAAATATTGCGGCTTGGACACTGTGTACTGGTTTAGGTTGATTAAAAAATCGTGCATTTTCGTCAATTTGCTCATTGTCAGAATTGATTTCAGTCACAGGCAATTGTGGAGAGTTAGCAAAGTAAGCTTCTTGTGCTTTGTTTTGAGTGCGATACTCGCCTTCTCCTACTGCACCTATAGCAGGTATCATGTGGTTGAGTCCAATTTCAGGCACACATCCCACATAGTATCCCTGAGATGGGTCGCCATTCACAAAGAAACACAGCACACTGGTATTGAGATCAGGCGGAGTAAACCACATGCCATAGCTTTGTTGATTGCCAGGATAAGTTCCAACTCCTGCACTGGTACTTGTTTTTTCAGTAACACCGTAGAATGGTGGCAGATAGTTCACATACCTCCAGGTCATGGGATCTTCAGGATCAGTTGAAAATTGCGTGATATAAACTTGCAGTTGGCCGCTGCGTTTGCTGTCAATGTTGTTTTTGACCACACCAATAAAAGGTCCAAATTCAGTTGGTGTACCTCCGCGGTCGTTCCTAAAGTTCTGTGACCGACCTGACTTGCGTTCTATATTTTCTGCCATTGTGTTTCCTTAACCTGGATTGCTGTCTTTAACAATTTCTGAGATCGGAAGAG